TAAATATAAACTTAGATTCCAGAGCTATCTTGAAATGAGTTTCTTTAATGAATATTTAACTAGAGAAGAAATAAAAGAAGTTCTAGGAATTAAGGACAAGGCATTAGATTCGATTTTGAAGCACTTGATTTTACAAAAGGGTAAATATACTAGGGAAGATGTAATTCGTGCTTGTATGGGTGGAAAAATCATTATACAGGAGGATAAAGAATGAATCCACAAGAAATATTTGAACAACTTAATAGTTGTATATTAGCTTTATCCAAAGGAAATATAGAGCAAAAGCGACTTGGATTAGAAAAAGCTAAAACTGAAAGAGAGTATAGAATTAAATTTAATCAAAAGATGTTAGAGTTAAAAGCAGAGAAATGCCAGGCAACTTTAATACAAGCATTAGCAAAAAGTGATCCAGAAGCAGCAGAACTAGCAATGAAAAGAGATATAGCAGAAAGTGCTTATTATACAGCTATTAGTGCAAGTGAAAATTTAAGGTTAGAAATAGAAATTAAAAGAAGTCAATTAACATGGCTTAGAACAGAATTAAATAATTCTTAATAGTCAGATATTGCGAACTAATTAATAGAAACAGATCTTTGAAAATTGAATAGTGTGGTATTCAAAAACGTGCTATAATAAACATAATTTGTATATTATAGGGGGATATAGATATGTTGAAGAATGGAAATAAACCAATTATAGTAACATGCATTATAATAGTCTTGTCTATGAGTATATTAATTGCTGGTAAAAATATATTGGACCATCATAAGTGTTATGTGGTGATTAAAGATATAGCGGCTAATTATCGAATAGATGATATAAAAATTTCGTTTCAAAATGGAAGTTATGGTGATGATATAAATATAGATGCTGATGACTTTGAAAATTTAACTGGTGATGAGAAATATATTTTTATAAAAGAATTAGATGATAATACTGGTAGATTATCCAGTATTACAAATAGCATTATATCAATAGGAACTATTAGTTCAAATAATAATGAATATTCATGTTATTCTGATGGAATAATATACAAAAATGGTGAGGAATATTATGATGTGAATCGCGAAGAAAAGGAGAGGAAAATGGAAGAATTTATTAAATATCTTTCTGAAAATCCTCCATATGTTGGTATGAGTGAAACATATATTAATAATACATCATGGGGAAAACCTACCTCAAGAAAAAAATGTCTTGATTACGATAAACTTGTGTATGAACGCAGAAGTTCAACATATTATTGGGGAACAGGCAAAATGGCAAAACAAGTCTATGTTGTTGGTGGAGAAGTATTGAGTGTAACAACTTATGATAAAAATGGAATTATGATAACAGATGATATAAGTCAGAAAATGAGAAGGGAAGGAAACTCTATAGGTAATTAACAAAAACTATATCTTTTATAAACTAATAAAATGCCACATTATTCAGAAGATGAATTTGTGGTATTTTTTTATTCATAATACTTTAAAAGTCAGTAGGTTGACAAATTAACATGAAAATCCTAAAAAATTAACATTGTAAATTAAGCTAAATAACAGCAATAGTTGTAACTATAAATTATCATTTAACTATCAATATCAAATAAGAAAGGATGATAAACATGGAAAAAATAATTAATTTAGAAACTTTAGCAGAAGGAGGATTAACAGAAAAGGTCAATATGGCACTTCAAGAAGTATTAAATAATATTACTGATCCAAACACAGATTATAAAGTTAAAAGAAAATTAACAATAGATATTACATTCATATCACAAGAAGATAGAGATTTAGCATTATTAGATATTCAAACTAAAACTAAACTTGCACCACCAAAGAGTATTGGAACAAAAATTGTTATTGGAACAGATGGAAAAGGTGGAGTTATGGCAAGTGAGTTTGGAAAGCAAGTACCAGGACAAAGTGTTATGAGAGTAGATGAAGAAACAGGCGAAGTTTTAACAACAGCAGAAGAAAAGGCAGCACAAGAACAACAATTTAATACAGAAGGTATCAAGTTAGTTAAATAACTTAATATAAAAAGCCATGGCAAGGGGCTTAAACCTTGCACATTATAAATAAAAAAGGATGAATGTAAAAATGGAACAAAGAGAAGCTTTAGAATACTTAGTAAACTTAGGAGAAAAGAAGGAGCCAATAATTGAACTAGATCAAGGAACTTTTTCAAGAGTTAGTTTAAACAGAGTAACAGAACCAGTTGCATCAAAATTAACAGTATCAACTCTTACTGGATTAGTTGATTATATTAAAACTAATGTGGATCAATTAAAAGGTAAGCTATTAATTCAAGTTAAATCACCCAATGAAGTAGCTTTATATAGTCCACTAAATGCAGATAGAGAAAGAGAAAAATATGTGTCTGCTGAAGCTATATTGCCTAACAATGTGACATATGAAAGATTTTTAGAAACAGAGAGATTTAATATCATGCTTCAAAGTGCATTTGTAGATAATGAAGACAAAGCAAAATTACTTAAATATACTGCTCTTATTACAGATGATACGGTTAAAAATTTTGGTGATGATGGAATAAGTCAAAAGGTAACAGTAAAAACAGGTGTTGCAAGTGTATCAGATGCAGTTGTACCTAATCCAGTAACATTAGCACCTTATAGAACATTCCCAGAAGTAGAACAACCAGAAAGTAAATTCATATTCCGTATGAAAGAAGGCCCAACAGCTGCATTGTTTGAAGCTGACGGAGGAGCATGGAGAAATACAGCCATATTAGGAATAAAAGAATACCTAAAAGAAGCATTAAAAGATAATGAAAATATTGAAATAATAGCATAGTTATGAGGGGATTTATTCCCCTTGCATATTAAAGGATGTGAAAAGGTGAGTAAATATCTAAGTCATAAAACTGTAGTAGATGGAATTACATTTGATTCTAAAGATGAAGCAAAATATTATGAAGCACTTAAGATAAGAAGATACAGAGGGGAAATACAAGGGTTTGAATTACAGCCTAAGTTTACTCTGGTAAAAGGATTTAAGAAGAATGGTAAAACATATAGAGCAATTACATATACACCAGATTTTACAGTATACCATAATGACGATAGTGTGGAATATGTAGATGTTAAAGGAATGACCACACAACAAGGCGAGTTAAGAATAAAATTATTCAATTACTTTTATAAAGATTTGAAACTGAGTATTATTGCTAGAAATCTTAAATATGGTGATGAATATGGATTTATAGATTTTTATGAATTAAAGAAGATTAGATCAAAGAATAGGAGGACAAAGAATGAAAATTAACATAGGTGATTACTTAATAGAAACAGATGAAAGGCAGTTTGTAGTTAAGATAAATAAAACTGTAACAGATAAAGAGTCAAAGAATTATGGTCAACCATATGTTCAAAACTTAGCTTATTGTACAACTCTTAATTCTGCACTTAAATTCATTCCACAGCAAGTTTTAAGAAGTAATGATGAAATATCTATCATTATGAATAAGCTAAAGCAAATAGAAGCAGATATAGAGGCTCTACCAAAGCCAATAAAAATTGAAGTAGAGAAGATAGTTACTAAAAAAGAAGATGAAAATATATAAAAGCTTATAAATAAAATTTAAATAAATAGCAATTAGCTTGATATGTCTTAATATTCTCGTGTATAGCAGGGATTACACAAAGTTATACACTAATGTTAAGAAATTAAATGGAAGGTGTAAAAGCCTTCCTGAATATATAAGGTGAAATATGAATAAACAAGTTAGTTTCTTTGATAAAGCAAGAATTGTATTTATAGAAGATGATATAAAGCTACATGAAGATTTTATAAAAGGTGCAGAATTTCAATTATTCATGGAGCAATCAGAAAATTATATTATTTATCATAAAGGTGTGTTTTATGGTCCACTAAAAAGTCAATGTAAGAAGGTGATATTTTGATTAAAGTTAAATATAACATTGGATCCAAACCACACATACAAGAGTTTAAAACAGAATCAGAGTTCGTGGAATGGATAAAAGAAAATTATAAATATAAGATATTTGAAATTAGTGGAGCAGCAGAAAAGGGAATTGTACTTAAGAATATAGATTTAAGTGGAATAACATTTGATGAAGAAATAAAGAAGTTTAAAGAAGAAATAAAAGAGTTCATGGATGTAATTGAAAATAAAGATACTGATAATTCATTTAATCATGCATCTGAAGAAACATTTGACATATTACAAGTTTGTTTAGGATTAATAGAAAAGAAATATGGAAAAGGTGCTGATGAAGTAATGAGAATGTATAAGTATCATGAGATAAAGAGTGAGAATAGACATAGAGCAAAGGAGGGAGAGTATGATTAAAGAAAATATATTGAAAGAATTAGATATAGTAAAAGCAGACATAGAAAAGGACAAAGAGTATATAAGCAAGCTAAATAGAACTAAAGATAAAGTAAAGTATTTAAGATTTGTAAAAGGATATACACAAGAAGATGCAGCTGCATTAATACCAATAAGTACAAGACACCTACAAAGGATAGAGAAGGAATTAAGAAAAACATAAATGTCGTCTAAATGTCGTGTTTATGTCGTGGTGCAAGTATATAAGGTAGAGTAAAATGTAATTATAGAAATGTCCAGTTAAATGGTATGGGTGAACTATACCTAAAAGTGAGGTGTTTTAGTTGCTAGATAAAGAAATTGTAAGAAGTTTTTATTTGCATGGATATAATGCTGTGGAAATAGCAAAGAAGATGTCTTCCAATGTGGAAGCAGTAAGAAAATGTATACAAAGAAATTTTGGAAATTTAAAACTAAAACATGAAATTGCAGTAATTCAAAGAAAAGAAGAAATAAGAGCTGTAAACTATGAAGCAAATAACTGGATAAGTGATAGATCATTTATATTAAAGAATCGTTCTATTTATAAAACTCTACCTAATGGAGATATAGTTATAAATAGAGAAGTAGCTCCAGTAACAACTTGGGACACACCCAGGAGGTTAGTAAATGAAAATAAATGTGTTATTTAGCTTAAGAATGCCTTTTGACATGGTAAGGTAGGATTAAGATTAAATATAAATTCTCATAAACCCCAATACCCCTTTCAAAAATACTCTGTACTAATTGTATGGAGTATTTTTATTGCTTATAACCAGTAGAGCAACCTCCTAATTAATAATATTTAATATAAGAAAGATGAGGTGTAAAAAGCCTCTTATAGCACAGTGTTTAGTATTATTAGCTTTACTGGTTAATTTATTTAAAATGAGGCAAAACAACTATGCTGAATATGATAGAAACAAATCAAAATAAAATGTCTAAGGTTATACTTGGATATATTATAGGTTGTATGGAGTATTTTCATATACCTAGAATTTTATATAAAAATTTAAAACTTTTTATAATATATAAATCGTCTTATAAGTGTAAGAAGAAAATGAGGGAGATGGTTTATTTATGAAAAAGAATTTATTAAAAATGTTATTGGTTGGATGTATAATCACTAGTTCATTATCGACAGCCGTATTTGCTTCAACAGATGTTAATAAGGATAGAGACAATAGAGTTGAGCAAACACAAATGCTAATTGATTCATTAATTGATGATGCTAATAAGGTAGGAAAAAATATAGAAGATCAAATTGATGAATTAAATAATAAAATTGATGAAATACAAAGTGAAGATAATGAAATAATGGAAAAGGTTAATAAGTATGAACAAAGTAAGTTGGCAGAGAATGGTGATAATTATGATGATATGGTAGAGTATGTAAATTCATTACCTAATGATATGATAGAGTATATAAAGTCATTACCAATTTTGACTGACAGCGAAAAGGATAAATTAATAGACACACAGAAAAAGCTTGAACCATACTACAAACAATTAGATTCATTATATGAAGAACTTAACAAAGTTCAAAAACCCATATTAGATAAAATAAGTAAATTATATGATAAGATTGATGAAGAATATGGAGTTAATATAGGATAAATTTATTAGCAATAAATTGAAGGATTCTAGAAATAGAGTCCTTTTTATTATGCAATAAAACAGAAAAGTGAGGTGGTTGTAATTTATAAATAATGATATAATTTCCAATAAGAGGGGATCGAATTGAAAGTAGCGCATGAAGTGAAAAAGCAATTAATTTATATTGAAAATATAAACAAAAATATAATAAAAGGAAAGGATGATATATTTAAGAAAGATAAAGAAGAAATTATAATTAAAAAGTTGAGAGAAATATATAATAACTATAATTTTTCCAAAGAAGAATTAAATACTCATTTAATATTGCTTGAAAATAAAAACAATACTTTAGGTTCTATTAGTTATTCAAGTTTAATTACTTCATTGATGGCAATATCTATTTCAGTTATATCTATGGGATTAACAATAAATAAAAACATAAATGATATAGGCAAATATGTAAGTGAAATCAATAATAATACGCCTCAAATAATAGCAGACATTAGAGATCAATTAGAATTCTTTGCGAAAGTACTTAATGGACTTGGAATTTTATTGTATATTTTTTTTGGTATTATTGTTTTTTTAATAATATTTGATGGAAGCAGGTCAATAAATGAAAAAAAGAAAAAAGTTGCTGTAAATATACATAAAAGTGTGATTGAGGAACAATTAAAAAAAATAGAGGAAGAACGAAAACAATCAATTAATAAAAATGAAGATATAGGACAAGATATTAAAAATATAAAGAAATTTTTAGGAATGAGATAAAAAAGGAAGTGAGTCTATGGCAAAATCAAAATATGAAACACATGTAAAAGATAAATTAATATTGGTTGAAGCATGGGCTAGAAATGGGCTCACTGATGAACAGATAGCAAAGAATTTAGGTATAAGTAAAGATACATTTTATAAATATAAAAAAGAGTATACAGACTTTTCGGACTCCTTAAAAAGAGGTAAGGAAGTTGTAGACATAGAGGTAGAGAATGCTTTGCTAAAAAGAGCATTAGGGTATAAATATGATGAAGTAACTAAAGAACGTAATGAAGATACTGGAGAATTAGAAATAACTAAAGTAGTTACTAAGGAGGTTCAGCCAGATACTACAGCTCAAATATTTTGGTTAAAGAATAGAAAGCCTGGGGAATGGAGAGATAGAAAAGAAATAGATCATAGTGGAAATATTAATAATCCATATGAAGGACTTACAACAGAGCAGTTATTAAAAATAGCTGGTGTTAAAGATGGATAAAAAGTTAATAGAATTAGGAGCTAAATGTGAACTTGCAAGACGCAGGTTCTTTTTTTATTGCAATCTTAAGGCACCTGACTTTTATGAATCAAATAGAAAATATCTTGTAGAGCTATGCAATGACCTTCAAGAGTTCTATGAGGGTGATGATGAAATACTTGTAGTAAATGAACCACCTAGACATGGAAAGTCAAGAACAGCAGGTTTATTTGTTGAATGGGTTTTAGGAAAGGACCAAACTGAAAAGATAATGACTGGATCATATAATGAGACTCTTTCAACTATGTTCTCTAAGAATGTTAGAAATAGCATCCAGGAAGAAAAAGCAGATAAGTATAAACCAGTATTCAGTGATGTATTTCCTAGTGTTTCTATAAAACGTGGTGATGGTGCCATGAATTTATGGAGCTTAGAGGGTGGATATAATAATTACCTTGCCACAAGTCCTACTGGAACAGCAACAGGGTTTGGATGTAGTCTTATGATTATTGATGACTTAATTAAAAATGCAGAAGAAGCCAACAACGAGAATGTTAAAGAAAAGCATTGGGAATGGTTTACTAATACCATGCTTTCACGTTTAGAAGAAGGCGGAAAAATAATAATCATAATGACTAGATGGGCCAGTGATGATTTAGCTGGTAAAGTGCTTGAGGAAATGGCTGACAGAAAGATTAAGCATATCAGTATGAAGGCACTTCAAGATGATGGAACAATGCTTTGTGATGAAGTATTAAGTAGAAAGAGTTATGAAAATAAAATTAAGACTATGGGTACAGATATAGCAAGTGCAAACTATCAACAAGAGCCTATAGACTTAAAAGGAAGGTTATACAGCAACCTTAAGACTTATACATCATTACCAAAGGATAGCAATGGTAATTTATTATTTACAGCTATTCACTCTTATTGTGATACTGCTGATGAAGGCACAGACTGGTTATGTAATATTGTTTATGGAGTATATAACAAAGAAGCTTATGTATTAGATATAGTTTATACACAAGAGCCTATGGAAATAACAGAAGATAAAGTTGCTAAATCTTTATATATCAATGGTGTTAATAAAGCAACAATAGAATCTAATAATGGTGGTCGTGGATTTGCTAGATCAGTAAAAAGAATACTTAAGGAAGTATATAAATCTAATAAAACAGTTATTAAGTGGTTTCATCAATCTAAGAATAAAATTGCTAGAATACTTTCAAACTCAACTTGGGTTATGGAACATATATATTATCCTGTCAATTGGAAAGACAGGTGGCCAGAATATTATAATGCAATGATTAAGTATCAAAGAGAAGGCAAAAACAAACATGATGATGCTCCAGATGCAACTACAGGAGTAGCAGAAAATATAGATAAGCCTAATGGCATGGGTGTATTTAAATAAAATTGCATAATATACACAAATAATTAGTATAAGTATTCATAATAATTGCATAAACAAATAAAATATGCAGTAAAAGGCTTTAAAATAAGCTGAAAGTGAATAAAATTATCGGAAAATGAAAGTTTCCCGAAATAATTTTACTTGAAAGAAGGTGAATTAATTGGATATAGAAGTAGTAAAGAAGCTAATTAAAAAACATACATTAAATCATTCTGATATAGTCTGTAAGTCATTAGTAGCAGAAAGATACTACAGAAATAAGAATGATATATTAACATATGATAGAAAAAAAGATGAAGATTCAGAAAATCCATTAAGAAATGCAGATAATAGAATAAGTTCTAATTTTCATGGATTATTAGTAAACCAAAAGGCTTCATATATGTTTACTGCTCCACCTTTATTTGATATAGGTAAAAAGGAAAGTAACAAAAGAATTACAGAAGTGCTCGGAGATAATTACGCAAAAGCTTGTAAGGACTTATGCATTAATGCTGCTAATAGTGGAATAGCATGGTTACATTACTGGATTAATGACAATAAAGAATTTGAATATGGTGTAGTAGACAGCAAGCAAATAATACCTATATGGTCCAGTAGTTTAAATAAAAAGCTTTTAGGAGTATTAAGGACCTACAAAGATATAGATGATGAAGGCGAAACTTATGATATTTATGAGTGCTGGAATGATACAGAGTGCCAGGCATTTAAAAAGAAATCTAGTGATACCATAGATGAAGGGTTACAAGCTTATTCAATGTTTACTAGTTTTATAGTAGATACGAATACACTTCAACAGAGTGATATATTTAAGCATGATTTTGGTAGAGTTCCGTTTATACCATTTGGAAACAATAACTTAATGACAAGTGATTTAGATAATGTAAAACCACTAATAGACGTTTATGATAAAGTCTTTAGTGGTTTTGTTAATGATCTAGAAGATATTCAAGAAATAATCTTTATACTTACAAATTATGAAGGTGAAAGTCTTGGAGATTTCTTAAGTCAGCTTAAAAAGTATAAGTCAATAAAAGTTGAGAATAATGGTGATGCAGATAAAAGCGGTCTTGAAACTTTAACTATAGATATTCCAGTTGAAGCAAGAGAAAAGTTACTGACCATAACAAGAAAAGCAATATTCGAGCAAGGACAAGGAGTAGATCCACAACCTCAAGAGTTTGGAAATGCTTCAGGCGTTGCACTTAAATTTTTATATTCATTACTAGAGTTAAAAGCTGGACTTACTGAAACAGAATTTAAATTAGGTTTTGGTGAATTTGTTAGAGCAATATGTAAGTATCTTAATGTTGAATGTAAATCAATTATTCAGACATGGACTAGAACAGCAGTAACAAACGATACAGAATTAGCAAGTATATGTACTTCAAGTGTTGGTCTTTTAAGTAATATGACTTTATATAAGAATCATCCATTTGTTGAAGATGCTGATTCAGAAGAAGAACAGAAGAAAAAAGAGGATGAGGAAAAAGAGCAGGTGTATCCACCAAACTTTAATAAAGATAATTTAGATGATATTCCAAAAGATGGTGAGCTAAATGAATAACCAAAATTATTGGAAGAAAAGAGCTGAAGAAATTGCAGATTTAGAGTATCAGAAGGTTGAAGATTATAGATTAAGAATGCAACTTGAATATAAGGATGCATTAAAAAGCATACAAAGAGATATAGAAATATTTTATTCTAGATTTGCACAGAATAATGACATTTCATTACTTGAAGCTAAGAAATTATTAAATTCAGATGAACTAGAAGAATTTAAAATGGATCTAGCAGAGTTTAGAAGAATGTCAAAGCAAGCTAATCCAGATTGGGAAAAAGAACTGGTAAATGTATCTTTAAAAACTAGAATAACTAGGCTAGAAGCTTTACAGGTAAGAATAAGAAATGCAGTAGAGCAATTATATACTGGCCAACAGGATGAAGGTACAGAACTTTTAAAAGATACTTATGAGGATACTTATTTTAGAAATATTTATAATATTCAAAGTGGTACTGGTATAGGAGTTGATTTTGCTAAGCCAGATAATGCCGCTTTAGATAAAGTTATTAATGAAAAATGGATTGGTAGTAACTATAGTGATAGACTTTGGAAAGATAAAATAGCTTTACTAACAGAGTTACAAACTAATCTTGCACAAGCTTTTATTCGTGGAGATAGTATAGATAAGACTACTAAAACCGTAGCAGGAAGGCTTGGAACAGATTTTAATAAGACAAGAACACTTATAAATACTGAAAGTGCTTATATAGCGCAGAAAGCTACATTTGATGGATATAAAGCTACAGGAGTAGAGCAGTATCAAATTGTTGCTACATTAGATTTACATACCAGTAAATTATGCAGAAGTTTAGATCTTAAGATATTTAATCTATCTGATAAAGAAATAGGTGTTACAGCTCCACCTTTTCATCCAAATTGCAGAACTACAACAGTTGCATACTTTGATGAAATGATGTTTGGAGAAAGACTTGCAAGAGATAGTGAAGGTAAAACTTATTATGTTGATAGAAATATGAGTTATGAGGAATGGTATAACAAATATGTTAAAGGAAATCATAAGGAAGAAGTAGCAGAACTGAAAACAAAAAATAAATCATCTGACAAGAAACAATATGAAGAATATAAAGAAATATTAGGTGATGAAGCTCCTAAAACTTTTGATAAGTTCCAAGAATTAAAGTATAATAATAGTAATGAATGGAATGAATTAAAAGAAAAATATCCAAAGGTATTTGTAACAAAAGAGTTTAATGAAATTGCTCCACTATTCAAAGAAAAATTGAGTGATTTAGAAACTCGCAAATGGTATAAGTGGCATGATGAAAATATACCAAATTTAATTGATAAAACACAATCTATTGAAGATCAAGCTAAACAGGCACATGATTTAAGAAACACTTATAGGACCCAAGCAAGAGACTTAATGAAAAATCAAGAAGAGAGAAAACAGCTAGATATAGAACATCCAAATAAGAGTTTTGAAAATCTAATAGCTGATAAAATGGACAGAAAGAAAATGACGAGGGAAGAAGCAATTAAAGATACCTTAAAAACAGCTACTAAAACTAATAAAAAAGTTAATAAATCTTTAGGATTGGAGTGATTACTTTGTATGAATATAATATTTGCAATCAGGCAGATGAAGAAATATTTTTAAAGCAGTGCAATGCATTAGAAAATAAAATACCCAATATAAAAAAAGATAAATTACTAATAGATGTTGATGAAAGTAAGATTCAAAAATATTTATTAGATGGTAAAGAAATTAAAGTATACAATAGTAATTATATTAATGAGGTTTTCATTAAATCAGAAGTGGAGTTAGAGCAATACTTCAATTAAGCACTTACTTAGAAAAATGAGTAGGTGCTTTTATTATGCAGAAATTTAAGGAGGGATAGAATATGATAGTAGTTCAATGGATAGCGTTTATATACATGATATTATGCACTTTAGCTGAATTTGTAAAAATATTTAGTGATAAAGAAATAGCGGGAAGAATAGCAAGTTTTATAGTATGTGTATTGGATTTATTAATTACTATAATTTTATTCAATACGATATTTGGCAGCCTATAGAGCTTGTTTTTATTTTAAGTCTTAGCAATAATGCTTTTTATTTTGCCCTGGAGTATGGCGTAAAAAGACTCAAAACATTACAAAAATGAGTGAAGCAACCACGTATAAAAGCGTATTTGGAGGAATGGATAATGGAAAGAAAATTTTTAGAAGGCTTAGAACTCGAGGGAGGAGTAAAGCTAAGTAAAGAAGTCATAGACAAGATTATGGACGAGAATGGTAAAGACATAAATAAAGCTAAAGGTGATTTAGAGGATGTTCAAGGAGAACTAAAGAAAGCAAAGGAAACCATTAAAGAAAGAGACAAACAATTAGACAGTCTTAAAGATGTTGATGTAGAGAAACTTAATGAAACTATTGAGATTCTTAAGAAAGAAAATAAAGATAAAGATAAAAAATATGCTGGTGAGTTAAAAGATATAAAACTAACTAATGCAATAAAGTTAGCAGTTGCAGGCAAGGTATTTGATGAAGATATGGCAGCAAGTTTATTTGATAAGTCTCAATTAGTTCTAACTGATGATGGAAAAGTGGTTGGTCTAAATGAACAATTAGGAGCTATCAAGAAAGATAAAGGATTTTTATTCAAGACTGATAAAGTAGACACACATTATGATCCAAATGGTGGAGGAGATCCATCAGTAAAGAATCCTTGGACGAAAGATAGTTTCAATCTTACAGAACAAGGAAAATTATTAAAAGAAAATCCAGCGCAAGCTAAAGAATTAATGGCAGCAGCAGGATTTAAATTATAGGAAAGAAAAGGTGATGTAAAATGGCAAAAACACAGATTAGTGACGTAATTGTACCAGAGGTATTTAATCCTTATGTAGTACAAAGAACAATGGAGTTATCAGCATTATATAATAGTGGAATTATATCAAACAATCCAGAATTAGATAGACTAGCATCAAGTGGTGGTACAACAATTAATATGCCATATTGGGAAGATTTAAATGGTGATGATGAAGTACTTTCAGATGATGGAGCATTAACACCAGCAAAAATTACAGCTGGTCAAGATATAGCTGTTCTATTAATGAGAGGTAAAGCTTGGAGTGCAAATGACTTAGCAAAAGCATTATCTGGAGATGATCCTATGGCT